CTGTTCGCCGTCGCGCCCGTTGCAACACCTGAAAGCTTTGTCTCTTGCGCGGTCGTGAAGGCCGCTGTGGTGTTTGTCAGGACAGTTGCTAGGGGCTGATAGTCTCCTGCTACCTGTTTGCCGTCTAGCGCGGTCTGAAGGCCCGTCACATCAGCAATGACGTGGCCGTGCGCAGACGTGGCATATGAGCCGCTTGCCTGCTTGCCATCAAGAGCGGTCTGTAAGTCTGTCTGGTCTGCCAGCGTTCCGGTAATACCACCCCAAGCACCTGAAGACGGCGTGGCCTCCAATGTCTCGACACGAGAATTTATGCGTCCTACGGCCCGCGCAAGAGCGGTTAGCCTATCATTATGAACCGGCGCACGTTTGGAAAGCGGGTCAACCATCAAGCCCCCGTTATTGCTGCCAAGTCGCCGGGGTCAGCATCAGTCGCGATTGATTCCTCATCAAAGGCAGGCGGGAAATATGTGCCGTAACGTCCCTTCGCGCCAGCGCCACGAACAGTCAGATTGGCATAATCGACAGTCGGGATAACCGTATATTTCGCCCGCAAGCGTGCAATCGTGTTGTTTGCGTCAGCATCAAATACCAGCGTTTTGCCAATCATCCGGGCTAGTCTTTTGGCCAGCAGCAATGCAACCGCGTGCACGTCAGCGTCAGCCAAGCCCGATGCTTCAGCAGGGGACCCGTCCTCTTCTAGCGGATGATTGTAACCCATCGTATCAAACGGCGGTTCTGCCATTAGGATATTGAGCCGGCGCAATGCCTTGTAGATTTCCTCCGGGGTCAAGTCGAACTCGAAGCCGGATAGCGTCAATTCCTCGAAGGCCAGTTCGATAATGGCCTTCTTTGTTCGTCCACCGTAGGCGACAGGCGCTAAGGTTGTCATTGGGTTCCCTTCACCGAAGCCCTGCGGACAGGGTTTTGATGAAGGCGGGAGCCGAAACCCCCGCCGCCATTTACGCTTGGCCGAACATCTGGCAGCCAGCCATTTCAGGATTAAGCAGCGCCGTGCCGAAATCGATGTCCCAACGCGCTTTGACGCTAAGATCATTGATTGCGCCCTGACGGGTGTAGGTGATCCCGATACCCAAATCAGTCGTCGCGCGCATAACGTCCCAGCCATCATCGGGCGAAACCGTGTAGCTGCCCGGAATGAGGATGAGCGATTCCTTGCGGAAGAACGGGTTCATCGGAGCCGCCGTAGTGTTCAACCAAGTCAGAGCCGCATTGTCAGCAGGAGTTGCCGATACGTTGGCGTATTCCTTGCTGCCAATCGAACCTTCAGCCGCGTCAATGATCGCGGGATAAGCGCGAATTGTGTTGGCCGCTGGCTTGTCGATCACGCGGAACGATTTCAGAACGCCAGTTGATTGCTTGGTGATGAGGTGGATTTCATACACACCCGCAATCGTGAACGCATCACCAACCTTGACGTTGCCATAGGTGCCGCCGTCAACAACCAAGTCGGTGTAGCGGTTGTCCTTGTTTTCCGTCAGGCCCGCCGATGTGCTGGTAGCAGCCGGGACAGTGCGCTGGTTTGCACCGTTGATAAGGATCGCGCCACCAGTTGCAGCAGCCAAGGACAATTCCTGATCGTTCTTGAATACTTCGAAGCCAGCAACATCATGGCGAATCAACGCATTTTCGTACGCATCCTTTGAACGCTTGCTGTCTTCAGAACGGCTAGCAAGATTGCCCGCCATCGCATTCATAACCGAAGGGCTATAGAACGCCTTGCGACCATCCTGCGGAACGCCAATACGGGTGAAGCGAACATCAAGGTCTGCAACATCGTCATAGCCGGTTGCGGCAGCAGTGCGCTTCGAGAAAACCGAGCCATAAAGCGCAGCCGTGTTGAAGCAGGCCATATTAACATCGCTTGCCAGCTTTTGCTTGGCGGCTTTACCCATCTGATCCATCGCATAGGTGTTGCGAAGGTTCTTTGCGGAAAGCGTCTTTGGGATAGCCTTGTGGTAGCCAACCGATGCAGGGACATTCAACTGCGTCAGGCCGTCGAAGTTTGCCGACTGGTCAAAGCCATCGTAGCTAAAACCAATCATCGGGGCGGGAACCCAAAATTTGTCGCCAGCGTTTACAGCTTCCTGTGAAGACAGCGGATCGTAAAGTTCGAAACCCTTGGAAATGACAAGCAGATCATCGAAACCCTCGATGACCTTATCAAACATCACCTGCTCTTCTTTTGTGAATGAAGTAGCCATGAAAAATCTCCGTTAAAACGAATTGAGCCAATCTCGCCTTGGCTCTCCCGTTTCAGCCGGAGGTCGCTGGAATGCGGCGAGTGTCGCACTTATGGAATGCAACACCCGCCTTGTCTTGGTTGCGTCTTACGCGGCTTGGCGCTGCTCCTTGCGCCAGCGGATTAACTTTGTCCGGTCACCCGTCCTTTCCGCTTCTGCAATGAGTTTCTCTTCAACCTTGTTGGTTGATTTCACCGCAGCCGGAGCGTTGCCCGAAACCGGCGTATCCGCAGCAGGGCGTTTGCGTGTCGTCATGTTCATTTCCAATCTTACAACTTCAGCGATAAATTCAGCCAAGTCGTTTTGCTCGGCAAGGGCTGCCAGTTTTTCGGGATTGCGGCCCAATGCATAAACGAAATACGATGGGTCTTTCGCCGCCTTCACGATTGCCGACTGTTGCGCGACATTCAGAACAGCAAGAGCGCCATCGACCTTGTCTTGCGCGTCGTCAAAACCAAGCGTTGCAACCCCGCTCTTGAAAGCCTCAACCTTCTGCTGAAAGCGTTGCTGCAATTCTTCATCGGGCTTTGCGATTTCGGCTTGCTGCTGTTGTGCTGCAACCCTGTCTTCATGCCATTTGTCCACCGCCTCGTCATAGGCGTCGTCGTCATAGTCGAACTGTTCGCGTGTCGGCTTAGGACCAACCTCAATAGGATTGGGCCGCACCTTCTCTTCCAACTCGGCAACGCGCCGCTTCAATTCAGCAGCTTCCCGCGCCTTGTCCTTATAGGCGTTGCGGATTTCAGCTATCGGCTTGGTTTCAGGCTCATCGCCAAAGGTGATTTCTTCCTCTTCAGCGTCAAGATCGTCGGTATCAATGTCGTCGAGAACAAGATCGTCGGTTACGTCTTCGTCTTCCATATTTACTCCTCTCTGACATAGGCTGTCAGGGGGCCTATCAGCGGGCTTGATTGCCCATCCGAATTACTTTTGGAGTGGACAGTTCGTCCATGATCTGAAGCGTTTGGGCTTCAGCCTTTGCCGTCTCTGCGGTCTTTTTCTCTGCCGATGCATTGAGATCGGCGGCCTGTGCCTGAACAAGGATGGTGGTCGGGTCTGGCTCTGCCCCCTCTTGCTGCTTGGCAGCTTCGGCCTGTTCTTCTTCATTCGGCTCAAACAACCCAATCGCTAGTCCACGCTTGCGGGCAAACTTCTTCAGGTCGTCAATCCCTTCGCCATCGCTATTCGTGACGGCAGTAATCACAGCGGCCTGCGACATTTCGTTGTCACCCGCATTCAAAGAGACTTCCGCAATGTGCAAAGAAGACCGAACGGTCTTATCCCGGCGCGTTGCCGTTGCTTCCGAAACACTGGCTATAACCTTATACTTGCCGCGCGTCAGATCGTGGCGAATGCGGTTCTCGCCACCTTCCGAAGTGTTCTCCATGAGGATAATTTGGCCATCATCACCGTCTTCCGTCATAGTGTTCATTTCGCGGCCTTCTTCGGTATATTCCTCCGAAACGATGCCTAGGTAAATTTCACCTTCGCGCTGGACTGATTGCCGCATGTTGTCGAGATAAACACCAGACTTTGCGTCAACCCGCATGGCGGCAATGTCCATTGCTTCCGCGCTGGTGTTTGCCTTCACCGTGTCCGCACCGTCCTGTTCGTCTTCCAACAGATCAGAACTTACAATCTGCAACAGCGCCGCAAGGACAGGCGACATATCAGCGGGCTTTATGTAAGCCAGCGGCCCCGTTGCCACGATCTGCCCTGTGTTGGGATCGGTGAGAGGGTTAATCAGTCCATAGGCAAGACGGTCGATATGCTGACGCGACCAGCTATCTTCATGGCCTGCCACCATTTCAGGCGTGAAGATAGGCTTCTCATTTGGTGACGTTGCGTTGACTTCAGCAAGGCGGGATATGCAGCTATTGTAAACCCGCACAAGGTCCATATTCGGCTGCACAATGCCCCAAAAACGCTCCATGCCGTCAACAAATGCACGGTTGCCATATACAGGGACAATCGGGATGCATTGCCCTGCAATCCGGCCCTTGTCCTCAAGCATTTCAGCACCGGACAGGATATATTTGTGAATGCGGCAACGCTTCTTACGCTTCTCAACTACGTTGAAGCCAGCAAGCTTCTTTGCGTCAACCCATTCCTTGACATCGCCTTCAATGTCCGATGCCCAAAACTTCTCTTTCTTGCCGGTCTGCTGGTGGTCAAGGACGTAGCAGACTTCGTGCTTGTCCTCTTTCTCATAATATTCAGCAACGTAAACCAGTTCGGTAGCATACCAGTCGAATTGACGTTTCGTAACGCCTTCTGGCCATGAAACTACCTTATCTTCGCCCCATTCATCCTTGAAGCCGTCGCGCGTGTAGGCGGTTAGGACAAAGGCAAAGCGTGCGTCCGACTTATCGTAAAGCACCGCTTGGGGATCGAAGAAAACCTTCTGGTCAGCGTCGGCAATTATCAGGCCGGGATTGACTCTGCGGTGGTCATTGTCGGGGTCATATTCGTCTTCATCAACCGAGGCCAAGCGATACGCACCGAAGCCGCCCATGACAGCTTCCGAGAATGCATTGTCCCGCGCCTGCTGTGCTTTGAACTCATAACTATCCGCGCGGTGCAAGCCGTCCAGTGCGTCGGCTGTCTCTTGGTCCGCTTCCTTGCCGTCAGGGCGGAAGTCGGGAATAATACGGTTTTCGCGGTAGTCGGTTTCGATCTTGCGGATGGGCCGTTGAATCTTGCGGCCTTCGATACGAATGGACTTTTCGAATTGCTCTGCCCAACCGTCGTCTTCCCATTGCGCTCCGGGGATGGTTGCAAATCGGCGGGCTGCCAAAGACAAGGCGCGCATTTCCAATTGAGGGTTTGCAGCCTCATCAAAACGGCGCAGCGCTCTTTCTAGGACTTCATCGGACACATGGGCTAATTATAGCCGTTGGCGCTGTTGCGCTTGGTTGCGTCTTACCGGCCTACAGCCGCCCGTCCTCAATCATTTCCATAAGCAAAGACACCGGCCCGCTTATTTCCCGTTCGCCATGCTCATAGCGGTAAATGGTCTTTACCTCTTTGATGCGTAGGATTGTGGCAAGCTGGGATCGGCTTAGGTCCGCCGCTTCCCGTATCTGTCTGAAATGTTCCGGGGTCATGGCAACCTCACTTTTATGTTTCCTTTGTCGTCAAATAGAGCACGGTTGTTTATATAACAATCCGATGGAGTTGCACGGCGCAGTTTAGCAAAACCAATTTCTATTTCATCAATTGCCATTATTGCATTTTGCCCAAACTTTTCACCAGTCGCCGTCCATTTTGACCACGAACGACCATATACAG